CGAAAGACATTTGGACATCGACCTAAACGAGAACGAATTATAAGCGAACACATCGCTGCATAAATAAAACAGCCGCCCCGCAAGGGGCTTTTTTAATGGAAAAAATAAAAGATTATGAAAAGATAAGAGAAAAAACTAAAAAATCTTTTAAAAAATCTCAACTGGTTGGTACTAAAAGTTATTTAGGTGCAGAAGCTGATCAACAAACTAAATCTTTATTTTCAAATAATTTACGTAATAAAGAAGAACTTGAATTTTTATTTAACGAGTTTAAAAAGCAAGGTTTAATACCGGAATTTATTCAAGACGGTACAAACAAAATACCTTTAAATACACCTGAAGATTTAAAAAACTATGTAGAGCAACAAACTACTAAACAACTTGAATTAAAAAAATTAAATAAACCTAACAAATTAGTTAAAAAAGAAAAAGGTATTAATCCTATTAATAGATTTAAAACCGAAGTCTTAAATAATTTAATTAGAGATGAAGCTAGAAACAAGCTTGAACTTAGCGGAGAAGCTACAGAAGAAGCTTTAGAATCAATAGAAAATTTAAGATGGCAAGGATTACCTTTAGCTGTAGATGATGAAACAGGTCAAATTAAATGGGCTGCAAGACAATTAAGAGATAAAGTACCTCAAGCTGTTATTGACTTTGCTAATACGCATGAAATTCCAGATTTAAAAAAAGGTAAGAAACAATTTGATGAAGACGGAAATGTAATAATGAAAAAAGCGTTTCCTGAAGGTGCTGGAGATAAGTGGGCAAAATGGGCAAGGAAGAGTTGGGAAGATATGAGATTAGAAAATCAAACTTTTAGAAGTATATTTGGTTTTGATTTTGATAGAGGTCATTGGATTACAAAGAGAAACAGCTTTTTTTGATAGTCTTTTAGAAGGCGGCTTAATACCAGAAGAAGATAAACCTGAAATAGAAAAAAGTTTAAAACAAATTAAAAGTGGTGAATGGTACAACCGTGAAGATACTTTTGGTAAGTATGGTGATGCAACTAAAGCTACAGATGCTGAGTATGACCCTATTTCTAAAACATGGAAACCAAAAGTAAAAACAGTTCCTAAAAATAATAAAATTTTTTCACTATTAAAAAATAATAAAACAACAAAATTTTTGGATGGCTTTACATCTAAGACTCGCAGAATTGGTGGGTTAGGTAATGTAGGTTTAAATATTGCAACAGGTAATGTAGTAGGCACTGTATTAGCTGGAGCTACATATGGAACTTCAGAAGCTTTAAAAAATCCAATTGTACAGAAAAGAGTTTCTGAACAATTAGCAGAGTTAGTTGCGAAAAGAGGGAGTAAAACAGCAATGAAACTTATTCCCGGTTTAGACATACTTATATCTGGTGGAGAAACTTGGGATTATTTAATGTTAGGTAGATGGGACCAAGCTGGTATTGCTGCTATAAGTGGTGCTATTGGTTGGCTACCTATTATTGGTGACGGTGCATCTGCCGCGTTAGATCTTACAAATTTAGGTTTAGATATAGCAAGGTTAAAAAAACCTAGTAAGAAAGATCGATTACAAGCTAAGAAGAATTTAGACAAGTACTTAGGAGCTAAAGGAAGGACCTATAGAAGCCTTAAAATATAATACGTAAGATTGCATATGAACAACATATTAGACGCCTTACAGGGCGATTTCAAGCTGTTTCTGCAAGCTTTATGGGACCAGCTTGACCTACCTTCTCCAACAAGAGCACAATATGCCATCGCAGACTACCTACAATCCGGACCCAAGAGACTCCAGATTCAAGCCTTTCGAGGTGTTGGTAAATCTTGGATTACTGGTGCTTTTGTGTTATGGACCCTTTTTAAAGATCCAGAAAAGAAAATAATGATTATTTCTGCTTCTAAGGAGAGAGCTGACAACATGTCTATCTTCTTACAGAAACTAATTATTGAAACACCATGGTTAAAACATTTACAACCAAAGAGCGACGACAGCAGATGGTCAAGAATTTCCTTCGATGTAAACTGTTCTCCTCACCAAGCACCTTCCGTCAAATCCGTTGGTATAACTGGACAACTTACTGGTTCCAGAGCAGACCTAATGATTCTCGACGATATAGAGGTGCCGGGAAACAGTATGACGGAGTTTATGCGTGAAAAACTTCTTCAACTTTGCACAGAAGCCGAATCAATCCTTACGCCGAAAGACGATAGCCGTATTATGTATCTCGGGACTCCTCAGACTACTTTTACTGTTTATCGTAAGTTGGCAGAGCGGGCTTATAGACCATTTGTCTGGCCGGCAAGATACCCAAAAAACCTTTCACAATACGAAGGACTTATAGCTCCTCAATTACAAGAAGATATAGATAATGGCTCACAACCCGGAGAATGTACAGACCCAGACAGATTTGATGATGAAGATCTCTTACAAAGGGAATCAGCTATGGGTAGAAGCAACTTCATGCTTCAATTCCAGCTTGATACGTCCCTTAGTGACGCTGAGAAGTTCCCTCTTAAAATGGCTGACCTTGTTGTTACTGCCGTTAACCCTACTACTGCACCCGATAATGTCATATGGTGCTCAGATCCAAGAAATATACTCAAAGATTTACCAACAGTGGGCTTACCCGGAGATTACTTCTATTCACCTATGCAATTGCAAGGAGACTGGACTGAATATCAAGAAACCATTTGCAGTGTGGACCCCTCCGGGCGAGGAACTGACGAGACCGCCGCTTGTTATTTATCCCAAAAAAACGGGTTCATCTATTTGCATGAGGTGCGTGCCTACAGAGATGGGTATTCAGATAGTACCTTGCTTGACATATTAAAAGGTTGTAAGAAATATAACGCTAAAACCTTACTGGTAGAAACAAACTTTGGAGACGGAATAGTAAGTGAATTATTTAAAAAACATATTCAACAAACAAAACAGAACATATTTATTGATGAGGTCAGAGCGAATGTTAGGAAAGAAGACAGGATCATTGATGCGCTTGAACCTGTTCTTAACCAGCATCGTCTTGTTGTTGACCGTGGGGTTATTGAGTGGGATTACAGCTCGAACAAAGACAGTGCACCTGAAAGTAGGCTCCTCTATATGCTCTTTTACCAGATGAGTAGAATGTGTCGTATGAAGTTTGCTGTTAAGCATGACGACAGATTGGACTGTTTAGCCCAAGGCGTTAAATACTTTACCGATGCTCTTTCTATTTCAGCTCAGCAACAGATCAACCTACGTAAAAGAGAAGACTGGAATGACATGATGGAAGCTTTCATAGATGACCCTCAGTCAATGACTAATCATATAGTGCTAGGAATGGATGTTAAACAAAGACAACAAGCCAGAGGCTTACAAGACAACAAGTCAGTACCTACTTGGGTTTAGACTGAACCGTTACCTATACAGGGGAAGGGTGGACCTCTGTAAGGAGGGAGTGAGACTGCTAAAACCAGCGACTCCTTCCTTTTAATGAATATCGGTGAATGATATTACGTTAAAACACTTCCAATAACTCGGTTAACGACGTTAACTTAGTGATTTATTTCCATCCATTAATATACGTATAATGAGTAGAAAATTAAAACTTGAACCTTTTAGAAAGTTATTTAAGAGTCTAAAGACTCCTTTCCCACCCATCAACTTCCTAATACTTGGATTTTTGATTGGTCTAGAAAACAGATACATAGAAATTGTCTCTAAAGAAACTGTTGATAAAGCTATTAATGACTATATGGCTGAACTGCCAGAGGAAACTTACAAGGCTGTAGTTAAAGAACATGAAGATGGCTCTATTAGTATTGGAGATATTGAATGAAGTTATTCTTAGATACTGCAATAGTAGAAGATGTAGCCAGAAGAAATGATGGTCTTATATCTGGTGTTACCACTAACCCAACCCTTATAGCTGCATCTGGTAGAGATCCTAATGAGGTCTACAGAGAAATACTTAATTTAGGCATCGAAGACTTAAGTATTGAGGTAAAGGGTGAGTATATTGATGAATTAATGAGTAATAGTATTCTTGCTGAACGTAGTTTTGGTTCTAGAGCTACTATTAAACTACCTTGCACTCCTGATGGTCTGAAAGTATGTAAATACCTAACGGCTAAGGGTACTAGAGTCAATATGACCTTAGTTTTCAGTGTTAGTCAGGCAATACTGTGTGCATTAGCTGGTGCTACCTATATATCTCCCTTTGTTGGGCGATTAGATGATAATGGGCATGATGGTGTTGGTCTGATACGTGAAATCGCGGCTATATACTGCCATGAGAATGTAAAAACTAAGATATTGGCTGCAAGTATTAGATATGCTCGCTCAGTTAGTGAAGCATTCAAGGCAGGGGCACATATATGTACTGTTCCTCCCAAGGTATACGACGATATGTTCAAACATGTCCTTACAGATAAGGGGTTTTTCCAATTCCTGCAGGATTTTGACAGAAATTTGTGAGGTCTATAACGTAACGTACACGGACGCGAAAACCCCCAAGGGGGGTCGGAAGAACTGCTCGGAGGATGTATAGTCTACCGAGAATCCAGTGATAGCAGTGCTTCTCTCCTTGTTCTTCGTGGTGTACGTGAAATCTCAGGGGGGTGGTGGCATGATATTGCGGAGCAATTGGAAGTATCGTCTCGAGAATCGAGCGTCTCAATTTCTCGCGATCTGTTGGCCTACCACATTTCAGACCATTTGCACAATTACATTGTGACAGAAATATAATTGGATCAGTTGCCAAGTTAGGATACACCTCGGTATAATAAAACAGGATGAGTTGTTGATGTTCTTGTTCTCGACTCTCCCTGATAAGGGTGAGGAGAGTCTCGAACTTCAAACACAACTCACCTCAAACTCTAACAACGAGTTCAGAGCAGCCATACAACCGTAAAGGTTGTTGAGTCTGGTGATACTGCGGTGCCCCTTCAGCAGCAACAAGACAAGAAGTTGACCGGCCTTGATAAGCGGAGCGTAGAGCTCCAAGTCCGCAGAGAAAGCGGTGACGGCGACCAGTAAAACGGGATCTGAACGAAGACACAGCGAAGCACATCTCCACCGTCGTTCATACATGTCATTGCATGGGAAGTACACAACACACAGCCAGCATATGCACCGGCGTACACCCTCGTTCGAGTCGAGGAGCTGGCATTTGTTTACACAAATGAAATGCAAGTTCAAATGTTCTTCGGACGCAACATACCTACAGGTGGGTACGTTGACGACCAAGCATGGCAGCAGTATCAAGTACTGCTCGATCAAATCCTCGATGGTATGACAATCCTTGATGGGATTGGGTACTGGAAAGGTGAACAAGAAAAGATGAAGGTTGTCTCTACTTCAGTAGAGCATGAGCAAACTGTTGATAACCTCGTCGCTGTTTATAAACAGATGTTCAATCAAGACAGCGTAGCTGTTCAGTTCTTACCTCCACTTGTATTCAAGTGAGGTCAGCTAGTCAGGTGACATGTGAAGGTTCGAGTCCTTCACTAGCTCTCATCCTATGGATGAATTGTACTTTATAAATTTCACCATGTTCCAAACAATCAAAGGTAGAACCAGCGTAGCTGTCGAGTTCGTAGCTGTTAATGTCTTCACTGCTAAGGCAGTGGTTAGATACACCAATGGCTATGAGTACTTGTACTCCAACGTAAACAGAGCGAAGCTCTTAAACCTTATGTTCAATCCAAACATGAGCCTTGGATTCTGGATCCAAGATCTATCTAAGAATGCAGTTACTTGTAACTACACCGACCGATCACCTCGAGCTGTCAAGGCGACAGGCGTTATGACCTACGAGTTTGTGGGTTGTACTAATGGTTCCAAAGAACCAAGCGTTTACTTAACCAAGCAACAAAGAGCGATAGCCTTTGCTGCCTAGCTGACTGGTGTAGGTGAGGTTCGATTCCTCACCCAGCTATTACCAACCAATGAGGTTGGTTTTATTTCCTATGGCAACACTTAAAGAGGCACTCGATGACCGCTTTGATTGCATCAAAGAGTGCGAAGACATAGCCACACATGGTTGCTCGAAGTGTGCACCATCTGGCTTTGTCTACTACTACGAAACATCAAACTTCTTTGATGAATACGAAGGAGAGATTGAAGACCAACTCTATGAGATTGGTTACGTTCATAACTATGAACGAGATCTTTGTAAGTCTATCAACAAAATAAAAAATGATGCTGTCTGGGCAGTAGTTGAACACTACTGTGGTTGTCGCATTGATGACGAGTCTGACCGCATCGAATACGGAGAGGCAAGCTAATGCCCAAAGTGTACACATACAAGGGCATGCGTATCACGGAGGCACAACTCGAGCGTGTGCTGGAGTGGGCGTATGCACGCATGCTGGAAGATAAACAGCTTAAGTCTCATGGACGGACACGCCCAAGGACTGTTGAACTACCCAACATTTAATCATGAACAAGGACACACCTATTCGTTTATCAGTTGACCACGCACAAGAGATCATTGATTCTCTTCAGTGGGTGGTGGATGACTGGGCTGACATGGACGAAGCTGATCGTATTACACATCAAGGCTACCTAGATGCATATCACTCAATTCAAAATCAATTGCATTGATAGCAAGGACGCTCACCTTATGCACTACTTATGCATCTTAGTATAACTGTGCATACTGAGAGCTTCTGCTCTTACTGTACACACTCATCAGCACGGACGGTGCTGAACCTACTAACCCTATATCAAGGACGAACATCATGACTTTTTATAACACAATCAATGAGGTTGCCAATACATTGGCTACCGCTCAACAAACTGCAACTACTCAAGAATCATTAATTCTTGCTTGCTTTAGAGCAGTTAAAGAACCTTTAAGTCCTTCAATGGTTCACTTCTACACAAAGCTTAAGTGCCCTATTACATCAATCAGACGTGGTATGACCTCCCTTATCCCTC